TAGATGTAGAATTCGCACTAAAGATATTCTGTCTATTGCTTTCTGCTGTAGCTTCTGTATTCACTATCTACAAGATGAGTAAAAAGAAGCGCTAAATGAATTGGCTTAAGAGCGTATTTAGTAACGATAAAGATGCGAGCTCTAAACGAGTAGCTTCTATACTTGCTTTAATAGTCTGCATTAACTTAAGCTACATTGGCACGTTCACAGAGTATAAGACTCCCGAATACATGTTCGATGGCTTGCTTATTTTAGCAGGTGGTGGCTTGGGATTAACAGTTATTGAATCTATCTTTACCAAAAAGAAACCAAATGACTCAGCAAACGAAACATCAAATTAGCGCAGCCATTGTTATAGCAGCAGCTGTATTTTTGTGCATCTTTATTCAGTCTATGTACATCATGATTAAGGATAGTGAGAAAGCTATTGAGGGATATGAGAGAAGAGCTGATAGAGCTACGCATGTTATTGATTCATTAGAAGCTACCAACGTGCAGCGTATGCAAGAAATTGCACAATTGAATGTGCAGTTAGAACAAAATAAACAAATCTATGAAGCCAACATTAGCGCTATTGATTCTTTGGATAGGAATGGCCTTAAGCGAGCCATGCATAATCTACTCTCAAACCTTACCTCAGAGAGATACCCTGGTCAGCTTAACGACTGAGCAAGTAAGAGCGCTACTTAAGTTAAAGGCTGAGCGCGATTATCTATTTAAAGCTGTAAACATCTGCACTAAATCGGATAGTGTTAAGGGTAAAGTTATTACTGATCAGGCTAAAACTATAGACGCATGGGCAATAACTAACGAAAAGACTTCTCAGCAGTTAGTTAAATCACAAGAGCAGCTCTATAAGGAAGCTGCACGTAAAGAATCTTGGCGCAGCGCAGCGCTAATAGGTATCCCTATCTCATTTATAGGAGGCATTATCTTCACTCTATTTTTCTAAGCTAACAATTATTTGTTAATAACTTTGCTATAATTAGTAAGGTTTCTTTTGCATATCTAAAATTTAGTAGTACATTTGCTAAAATTAAATCAATAAGCAATATGAAAAAAGCACTACTCTTCTTAGCCATGTTAATAGCTGGCTTACTCATCGGAGGATCATTCGATGCAGATACTCAACAGTTAGAAAAAATAGAAACCAATTTAACATCTAAATAATCATGAAAAAACTATTTGAATTAGAAGAGCAAAACCGTTACGATGGCATGTACTACTATCTTAAAATTGATGGCAGCTACCACAAATCTTTTAGCAGCTATGAAGAGGCTAAAGAGGAATATGATAAAGCAGTAAGCTTTACATTCCGTAAAACTATTTTATTATCTAAGGAGGTAGAGCTATGAAATTCCATGTAACAGTAACTCCAATTGACGAGGTAGCAATCTCTATAGCAGAGCGCTTAGGAACTGCTAACCTATTTATAGCAGATACTTGGGAAGTAGCGCAGCAGATGCTACCACTACTTATGAAGATTTACAAGTTCGATTATACACCAGTATGGATTAACGAGTATAATGACAATGCACTTTATGAGTGGGAAAATGACGAGGTAGTTATAGCTATAAAGAAAGTTTAGTATATTAGCAACTTAATTAATAATCAATATCATGAATAAACCAAACAACATAACCGGTAAGGTTATAGTCTCAAGGTGGGATGCCTCAACACTAAAGTGGAATCTGTACACAAATGCTCACAGCTATTCCCTGCAAGATTTTTCAAATGCTAAAAAGCATGGCGAAGTAATGCCTGACGATGGTACTTTCTTATTCCAATTTGAAAGCGAGTGCGAAGAGAATATTCACGATTACTTCCTATCCGATGTCTACGCTATCTGATCGTGCAAATAGCAGATTCATCTGCGTGCAGAGCTCACTACCGGGAGAGGAAATGAGCTACAACGAAATGGCTTCTAAAGTAGTCTATGAGAGCTGGCGAAGTTACTTCCAAAATAATCCCGATGAGTTACACAAGAGAGCCTAATTGGGAGAAGCTTAAACCATCTATAGATTGGGATGAGCAAGAGGAAAGGTTAGCAGACAAGTTAAGTAAATTAATTCATACACAAATAAATAACAGACAAATGAATCAGTCAACAGTTAAATCACAGAAATTCGTTAGAACTTGGGATGGCCCATCAGGTGCAATCCATTACTTTGACCTTGTGTTAGAGAATGGAGAGGTAGGTCAAGTAGGTGTAAAGGACATGAACAGCCCTAAGATTGCAGTAGGCGCTACCATTCACTACACATCTGAGGAGCGCACAGGCCCAACAGGTAGAAAGTCAACTAACTTTAAGCTACAGAATCCAATGCAGTATAGTGGCCCATCTTCTGCTCCAAGTGGTGCGGTGAATAGCGCTGTTAATTACCGCAAAGAATCACCCGAAGTGCAAAACTCTATCAGCAAATCAGTAGCTCTAAACAACGCTGTGTTATTCTGCAAAGAAACTAAGGGAAGTAAGCCAGGTGATGTATTAGATACTGCTGAGATATTCTTAGCATGGTTAAAAGGTGAGTCAGTAATTGAAGCTAAATTATCTACAACAAATGAAAGCAGCGAAGATGAAATGCCATTCTAAATTAACACCGTTTCACAGATGGGTACGCAGTCATTTTTTGACTGTGGCCCACTTTGCGGAAGTGCTGGAGGTGAGTTACCCAACAGCCCAAAAGTTTATTAAGCAGCCATTCACTATGAAGGTAACACACATAGGCAAGCTTGCTACAATAACTGAGGAAGAGATACCATACATAATTGAATTAATGAAAGACTCTAAACCATGAAAACACTTACTTTTTTACTACCAAAAGATGCACTCAAAAAGCAAGAGCTTGAGCTGTATATTGAAGAGAATAAGGATAAGAAAATCCCTAATAAAGAACAGTCTGCATCATATAATTTTGAATTTGATATTGATGATTTAGAACAAGATTTAGAATGCTATAGAGTAACTGAAGAAGAATATATTAACGAGTTTTTAAAAAAAGATTCTCTTCTGCGTTATTGTGTTCAGCCTTATGAATTTGTTGGAATCTTTAATAATAATAAAAGATATAAAGCACCAATGTTTTTAGCTCATAAAGAATTTGTTGACGCTTTAGATGAAATTGAATTTTACGAAGAATTAATTAGTGAAATGTACAACTACTTTCGCAGGTACAATAAAAATATTGATTACAGGGATCTTTATGAAAAAGAAGATGGAGTCTATTTAGGATACCGAACTGCTCCAACTGACGACTTACATTATGATTCTCGTATGTTAGGAGTTTTAACCGGAGGTAGTCTTATTATGACAACGAAAGAATATCATGAGCAGCTTAGAAAAATAAAAAAAGATTTAAAAAAATGAGCCACGTAGTAGAGAAAAAAATAGCAGATTTAATTCTGCTCATACCATCTGAGAATCAGCACCATGCACGTAAAAGAATTGATAACTTGGTGCGAGCTGTGATAGAAACTCCTATACCCGAACTCAGATGGCAGACCATTAACGGAGAGGTAGAATCTTTAAACGAGCAGAAAGTTAATGCTATCATGAAGGTAGTGTGTAAGCTTACCCAGGTAGATTGGTCAGAACTTAAGGGCAAGTGTAGAAAGCGTGAGATAAATGATATAAGACAAACGTCTATGTGGATTTTACGCAAGGGTACTTCGCTAAGCTTTGCTAACATCGGTACTATATTCAACAGACATCATGCTACTGTGCTGCACGCTGTAGATTCTGTAAATAACATGATTCAAACAGATCGCATGTACAGAGGACACGTGGAGCAGATTCTAAATCACCTGGATAACGAAAATCTCAATAAAGCTTTCAATAAATTAACAGATTAGTATATCTTTGTATAAATTAATAATCTTAAACCAAATGACAACGATTCTTTTAAAGCGCATAGAAGCGCTCGAAGAGAGGGTAAAAGCGCTTGAATCTAAGCGCTCTACCTCTACCAAATTTACTCCCCCATCACTTGCCGATGTAGTCGGTTACTTAGAAGACTTAGTATTAGCTAAGAAATTCTATTGCCATTACGAATCTAATGGATGGAAAGTAGGTAAGAACTCCATGAAGAGCTGGCGAGCTGCCGCAGATCAATGGAGAGCAAGAGAGAATAACAATAAAAATACTACACAAGATGAGCAAAGAATTGGCCGCATCACTACTTCAGAGCTTCAATCGTTCACTAAGCGCTGAGGAGCGTGCTATAGCTGAATGTATTAGCTCTCCTAAGTTGCATTCATTATCTGAGCAAGAGTTTAGAGAGCTTATAGCTCAGGCCGCTGTAATCAATTCTATTAAGGCTTTACCTTCAGATATAGAAGTAACTCTATTGCAGCAACTTACACAAAATACGTATCGGAGTACAAGTATTAAGGATTGGCAGAATGCATTCTTATACAATGCTATCGGTAAAGACTTTGAAAGAGTAGAAGCTTTTAATCTATTCAGTATCTCATTTATGGCTGATGTGCTCAAGAGATATGAGGAATACAAGAGCAAAGTATGGCGAGAGCTAAACAAGGCGCTTATATTACCTGAAGCTGAGCTAAGAGAATACACTCCTACCAATCCATTAGATGACTTGCACGCTGATGCTGAGCGCTATAACAATGGCAAAGAAACATGGGTAGAAATCTCTGCACCATACAACTGCCAGCGCCTCTTTAGAAAGGGTATCTATAAGAAATCTATGTGGGCAGCCGAAGTATGGGCACGCTTTGAAGATATAGCTAAGCAGAAGGTAGAGGGTAAATTTAAGGCATCTAATAAAGTTATCTTAGGCGAAAGCGCACAAGCTGAATTCGATGGCTTGCAAAAGATAGAGCTGAGTAGATTAATTTACATAGACATTATTAAACAAATTAACAAAGAGAAATCATGACTAAAGAAAGATGGCAAGAGCTTTTAGATATACATGAAGAAATAGATGAGCTAAAGAATAAAATAGTAGACTTAAAAAAAGCTAAAACCTTAAAGCCTGAGCTGTACATACCAAGAGATTACGGCTATTCAATTTCTATAAAGCACATGAATAGTGCAATTTATGAAAGCATTATTGATCATGAGATTAAGATATGCCAGAATGAAATAGAAAAATTAACTAAACAATTTGAAGCCTCATGATACCATTCCACAAATCAATTAAGTGCTACCGTTTATTCTACGGCTATAAGCAAGACTACCTGGCATATAAGTTAGGCATAGAGCAAAGTAATTACTGCCTCAGAGAGCAGGGCATAAGCAACTTTAAAGATCATGAGATAGAGATTCTTAAAGAGCTGTTTAAGATAGAGATAAGGGAGGAGAAGCTGTGAAAGTATTTGAGTTTAATGAGCAGGATGTATGCGAGAATCCAATCCTTAAAACGCTCAAGTGCCTTAAAGGATATGAGGCTCAGATTAGTGTAGCTATTGTTAAGAATGGTAAGTGGAGTTATGCTATTAGATTCCATGGAAAAGACCAGGGATGGGGACAACCTTTAATCTATCATGCTGAGCACAATGTATTTGAAACGCAAGAGGAAGCGTATAGAGCAGGAGCTTTACTTCTTTACAATCAAATAAAAGCGAATAATGATTTTCAGAGATATGAAAGAATTTTAGATATTCTTTTATCTGATATCAGCGCTAAAGCTGAGAATCAATTAACACTATTCTGATTCAATAATCTAAATTTTTCCACTATCTAATATAAGAGCTCAGCTATACGCTGGGCTTTTTTATTAAACTTATACGTATGAATCTATTTAAAAAGAAGAAGGAGCAGATAGATTTAAATGCCAAGCTGCTACCTGAGCTATGCAGCTGCACAATTATACAATGGAATTATACTGATGACATCGGCTTAGAGGCTACGTATGCAGAGGACATTCCTTTTATGTTCGATGCTCGCAAGTGCGTAGGCATTCAAGCAGAGGTAGAGTTTAGGAAAGATGGCACATATTACGTAGGTGAGCGCACCTTAGCAATCATGCAGGGGGTGGATAATGCTATAGTAATTGATGTACCATACAACGAATTCAAGAAACATTTTCAAGAGCTTAAATCTAATATAATGACTAATGATTACATCGTACAGAGAGGGTAGAAATGTTATAGTTACAACCTGCAAGAGTGGAGACAAGTTTTTAATGATGTCTGATTTGCATTGGGATAATCCCCATTGCGACAGGAAGCTACTTAAAGCGCATTTAGATAAGTGCCTTGAAGAAAACATCTATTTCGCTATTAATGGAGATTTATTCTGTGCAATGCAGGGCAAGTATGATCCGCGAAGAGGTAAGCAAGACATCCGCCCGGAACATAACGTAGCTAATTACTTAGATGCCTTAGTTAATACTGCTATAGATTGGTTTAAGCCATACGCACATTTACTTGTATTCGTTGGTTATGGTAATCATGAGACTGCAATAACAAAGAACTGTGAAACTGATTTAATTGAGCGCTTTGTAAGCGGCCTTAATCGTGAAGCTGGCTCTAATGTATTAGCAGGTGGCTATGGTGGATGGTGGATTCACAGAGTAATGAAAAGTAAAAATTCTGCATCAGTATTTAAAACAAAATACTACCATGGATCAGGTGGTGGTGGAGTAGTTACGAAGGGAGTAATTCAGAATAATAGAATGGGTGTTATGATAGATGGCGCTGACTGCATTTGGAGTGGCCACGTGCATGAACTTTACCATCATGCAGATATGGTGGAGGAGCTTTGCTATGCTGCAAATGGTGGCTATAGAATTAATATGAGATACGTGCATCACATCAGAACAGCAAGTTATAAAGAAGAGTATGATGAAGGTTACATGGGCTTTCACGTAGAGCGCATGAGACCACCTAAGCCATTAGGCGCATATCTATTAGAATTGAATTTACAAAGAATTAGTAAACCTGTTGACACAGCGTTAGTTATACCTAACTTTGTGCAATGGCGCGACAAATAGATTACAACTTTAAGCCACTAACAAGGCAAAGCGAAGCACTTAAATTCTTATCAGTAGATTCAGACGTTGAAACTATCTTGTATGGTGGCGCAGCAGGCGGTGGGAAAACTATGCTTGGCTGCATGTGGCAGATACTTCGAAGATTAAAATACCCAGGTACACGTTCGCTTATTGGCAGAGCTAAGTTAGATACGCTTAAAAAGACTACTATGGCTACCTTCTTTCAAGTAGCTCATGAGATAGGCTTAAAAGCAGGCGAAGATTTTATCTATAATCAGCAATCTCACATCATTAAATTTAGCAATGGCTCAGAGATTATACTTGCCGATTTGTTTCTGTATCCATCAGATCCCATGATGACTGATTTAGGCGGCCTCGAAATTACAGATGTATTTATAGACGAGTGCACTGAAATAACTGAGAAAGCTTATTCTATTGTAAGCTCACGTATACGTTATAAGCTAAAAGAGTTTGGCCTTAAGCCTAAGATTTTACTCACGTGCAACCCATCGAAGGGGTGGATTTATAACCAATTCTACTTACCCTATAAGAATCAGAATCTGCCTGCTCACAGAGCATTTGTGCAGGCGCTACCTGGAGACAATATACACTTACCCGATAGCTACGTTACAAGCCTTACTCGCTTACCCGAAGCAGATAGGAAGAGACTACTTGAGGGAGATTGGGAATTTGATAATAGCTCAGATAGATTATACATGTATGATGAATTAATCAGATGCTTCAGAGAGCCAATGAATGTAGGAGAGGGATATATCACAGCAGATATAGCGCGATTAGGTAAAGATAGAACTGTGCTTTGCGTATGGCGAGGCCTTAGCTGTATAGATATAGTTATACTTAGGCAGAAACGCCAAGATGAAGTTAAAGCAGAAATACAGCGTTTAATGAATCAATACCAAGTGAGGTTAAGCAACGTACTTGCAGATGCTGATGGGGTAGGCGGTGGCCTTGTTGACAGCTTACGATGTAGGGAGTTTATGAATGGTAGTAAAGCTGTTAGGGGTACGCAGTACATGAACTTAAAAGCAGACTGTTACTTTAGATTAGGAGAGCTGATAGATAAGAATGAGATAACGCTACCTATTAAATACCAAGAAGATATAGTTAAAGAGCTTGAGTTAGTTAGGCGAGTAGATCCCGACAAAGAAGGTAAGCTTCGTGTTACATCTAAAGATACCATTAGCCAGCGCACCGGTGGAATTAGTCCCGATATAGCAGATGCTATAATGATGCGAGCTTACTTTGAGCTGAACAGAAATTATACTAAGTACGCATTTATCTAAAACAAAATAGGCCTACACGTTTGTAAGCCTATCCTGCAATCAATAATCAATGTTAGCCTAAACCAAAAGGCTGAAATGGATGCTCAAATATACCATCTAAATGCTATGTGAATAAGTATGTTAACAAGATGTTCATAGCGCTTAAGTTAATTAGTTAATTTTGAATCATGAAGAACGAGGAAGCACTTATACAGGAAGCAGTTATTAACTATATTAACGCGCAGTATCCTCGGCTGCTTTACTGTGCTTCAGCTGGAGGTGTGAGAACATCCATGAAGCAAGCAGTTAAAATGAAGAAAACAGGGTACGTTAAAGGCTTTCCTGATATCTTTATTTACCATGCTAAAGGCACATTCTTTGGATTAGCTATTGAAATGAAAACAAGTAAAGGTGTAATGAGTCAAAGCCAAAAAGATTGGCAGCATAAGCTCATTACTAATAACTACTATGCATGTACATGTAAGAGCTTCGATGAGGCTAAAAAAGTTATAGATGACTACATGGCGCTCTGAGTTCGATAAATGTTATCCCGAATGGCGCAGAGTAGCGCATAGTATTGTGCGCTCAGATATAGCAGATGAGTTACTCCATGACACGCTGCTTAAGATATTAGAATCAGATAAGGATAAGCTCGCAGATATTCACAAGAGAGGTAAGCTCAACAATTACGTTAGCAATGCTATTAGACTCTCTGCACGTTGTAGTAATAGTTCATTCAATTACACGCTAAGAAAATTTGAGAAGATACGTAATGATCTGAAAGATGATATTATGGATGATGTCAACAAAAGCGTAGGTATGCGTTTAGAGAATGAGCAGTTAGATATCTTTATTAGCAGACTTCCCTACTTTGAGCGAGAACTATTCTTTCTTTATGCCTTAGACGATTTTAGTTATCAGGCATTAGCAAAAGAAACAGGAATACCTTTAGCTTATCTTTACAGAACTATTCAGAAAGCGAAAACTACACTACGTAATTCACTACAGATATGATGATAAACACAACCGACTTCGAAGCGCGAGTTAAAGTCTGCAAAGAGTGCCCTGTCTATAACAAAACATTTGGAACTTGTGG